AGCCAGCATCACGCACCATCCGGTCGATGGAATCACTCTCCTGCTGACAGCACAGATCAACGATGGCGGATTCGGTGGCGTGTTCGGCCAGCACTGCACTATCCGGGGCGGTCCAGTCGTCATTGACCACGTTGTAGGCAAAGGAACGAACCTTTCGACCGGCACGCTGGATAAAAATTTCGGAGTCACGGATTCGGACGGGCCGGACCCGGGCGCACCCGTAATTGCTGCGCTGCCGGATCTGGGCATTGGTCGGGGCAAGTGGTTTCTCAAGCCCGCCGGTGATGGTGAACTCGCCACCACTGGTAAAGGCAATCAGCGTGCGGCTGCTGGCCACGTACTGGATGGGGTTGATCTGGTCTGAGGCAACGGTGAAGCTGAAGCCGTCATCGTCCAGCGTGCCCTGGGTGAAGTCGATATAAGCTGCGGTGGTGCTGCCCCAGAGGGTTTGCGGGAAGTATGGGGAACCTGCCACCACAAGGCGCTGCTCGAACAGCGTTCCGGTGCGAGGGTAGCCGCGAGAGGCCGACCATGCGGGTGCGTGCAGGCTCCATGCGTCAGCGGGTGCTGTGACTGTGCTGGTCAGCTCCTGTTTGATGATGCCATTCATCAGGGTGCCACTGCTGAATCCGGTCAGCTTGATAATGCCACCGTTGACCTTCAGGGATGAGCCAATATCACCCAGCACAAAAACCGATGCACTGGCTGTGGCGGTGACTGATGCACCTACAGGTGTAGCCGCGTTAATGGTCGGGGTTGCGGCTGGGTTGCTGCCAGGCTCTTCAAACGGCACCTCTGTGACTGGCGCGTCGATGGTCCAGTTGTTGTCTGCCAGGCGCTTGAGGCGGCGGATTTCAAGGCTCTCATGGAACAAAAACATGGTGTCCGCGCCCTGCGTGAAATCCATTTCAAAGAGCATGGCTTCGGTGTACGGTGTCACCAGCTCATAGGCGGGAATCCTTGCCCCATCCTTGAAAACCCGCATGTAGAGGTCCCCGAACTCCAGCATGTAGGCCGTGGACTCGTTGAAGATGAACGGGATCAGGCGGGTGCGCTTGGCTGAGGTCTTGACCTCCTGCACGAACAGGGAGCCATATCGACGGCGCAAGCCACCGTAAACCTGCGGGATGCAGTCGCGCACCTTCTTTGCGCCGTTCTGATACCGGGCAATATCAACCCGGCCCATGAGCTTGGGACTCAGTTCCCCGGCTGTGAAGTTGGTCTGCAGGACCTTTGCGCGCGCCATCAGAACCTCCGCACGCTGCCGAAGCGGGAATTCAGCAGGCGCTCATCGCCCAGGGTCTGGGCTGGGTCGTCCTGTGCGTCAACGCTGCGGGCCAGCTTCATGTGCTGGTTAAAAAGCTCGTTAGCGGTCTGCTCTTTGGTCGCTGATTTGGTGATGCCGTAAGCCATCGCGGCGGCCATCTTCAGCTCCATGGCGGTCACGAGCATGGCGTCCCATGTGGATTCGTCGGCGTTTCGGAATATGTAGCGCAGTGCCGCGCTGGTGCCGTTCAGCAAAATGGCGCGGCCTTCGGTTTTGTAATCGACCTCGTAACCTTCGGGGCCAACAGACAGGGTGCGCAGCCAGTCGCCGGGCAGTGTAAATTGAGCGGAATAGTCGAATGCAGGTGCATCGGTGTCAGGCGACAGAATCACGCGCTTGATGGCGCAATTCCATGGGTGTGAGCGCAGCAGATCATCCCGGGCGCTGTCGTACAGGTTGGACGCCAGCCGCGCGCGGTCGGTGTTCTCGTTCAGGGCGTTGATGGTCTGCGCGCCCAGCAGGAGCAGAGCGTTCGAGCAAATACTTACTTTGGTGGCCATCTCCTACCTCTTTCAATGTGAAAAAGCCGGGAGCGCCCGTAAAGACGCCCCCGGCCTTATGTCGAACGCCGGGCGTCAGTCCTGCACGTAGGTGCCCTCAAAAATCAGCTTCTGGCTTGCGGCCAGCACAGCGGTGCGGATCGTGGCGTAAACCTCGACGGCCTCGGTTGTGACGTAGGTCAGGCCGGCGGTCAGCGAACTGCCGTTGTTGAATGCAACAGCGCCTGCGGTCGTGACTGCCACAGCAGCACCGATGCCGTCAACGTCGATCACTGTGCCGGTCGCCTTGGAGCGAAAGCCCAGATCAAGCGTGCATGACGCCGTGCCGGCGGAGATGTTGCCAATCCAGTCGTGCATGATTCGCGCGCCCTTGGGCAGGTCGCCCAGGTAGATCGTGTCGCTCACGGCCTGAGTGGATGCAGGGGCCAGATATTCAGCGAAGAAAATTCGCTTGCGGCCACCATCAACAGATGGAAGCAGCTTCTGGCCGGCGGCGACGTTGGTCGCTTGGGTTGATTTGACTTCTGCCATTTCGTTCTCCTTAGACGACGTAGTCGATGGTGACGACCTTCTGCTCGTTCACACGAACAGAACCGATGGACATGGCAACGTAGATCTGGATCAGGTTGCGCTTGTCGCGGCGAGGACCGATGTCAGTCACGATGTTTGAACCCATGCCGACATGCGCTGCCGACTTGGTGTAGGCCACTGCGGTCTTGGTGGATGTGCCGCTGAGCTGCTCGTAAGGCACCCAGTTAAAGCCCATCCACTTGCCATTCACAGCGCCTTCCTGCAGCATCTTCACGGCCATGTAGTCCGCGCTGGTGAGCGAGGTGTCCGAAAGGATGTCCTCCAGCATGCCGCTGTCGTACGTCATGTACAGCTGTTCGCCGTTCATTTCGTCCGCTTCGTTTGCACGGAACAGCTTTTTGGCCTGGATGATCTTGGCCTTGGTGAAACCAGTACCGCCGGCGGCGATGATCTGGCCAGCAGGAACAGCCACACCGGAGAATGCACCGCTTTCATCGGTCTTGCGCAGGGCAGAACCTTTCAGGGCGGCATAGACCACAGCGTCCTTTTTGCGATTCATCGCAGCCAGGGCGGCGGCCTGATACGGACCTTGAGGGTTGGCCAGCAGCTTGGGCAGATCGAACTGGTCGATTGGGATGGCAACGTCGTAGTCCGACATCAGCGCCTGGCGGGTGCCTGCGTCTGGGATCGTCCACTCGGTATCGCCGTAACGATTGGTGACTTGAGTCGCTTCAATTGCACCCATGTCGTTGGCGGTGAAAGACGAGCCGGTGATCGACCCGCGCGAGGTGACGGTGCTCTCGATGCGCGATTCTTTCTGTTGCGCGGCCTCGACAAACCCGTCGTGAAACTGCATCACAAATGCAGCGGTAATCGTGTTGTTCATAACAAACTCCAAAATTCACGTTCCGCCGGATGGGTTGTCTGTAAACAGGCCCTGTGAGTCCTTGCCTTGGCGTGTCGGCTTGAACTAGCTGGTGTGGTTATCCGGGTGCTACCCCGGGCCAATGGGAGAGAGTGTTGTTCTGATGGGCGTTCGGAATCCCGAAAACATGCAGGCGTAAAAAAGCCCGCTGGTTCAGGGCGGGCTAAGGGGCGCTCATAACGCCCGGAGACAACTGCGGTGATCAGGTTACGGCTGCTGTGCCGTATTTCTTGTTGTAGTAGGCATCGACCTTGGCGCGGGTCGCTTTGTGGTCGGCGTGGCGCGGGTTGGTATTGGCCTCACTGTTGAGCAGGGCCTTGATTTCGTCAACCGGCACGGTTTCAGCGCCAGCCGGGATGCTGCCGCCCTCCTGCATTTCCTTGCCGATGCGCGCCAGCAGGCGGACCATCGTGGGATTGGCTGTGACAAGGTCGGCCTTCTCTTTGTCGGCCGGGTCGATGAATGCGTCCAGCGCCTTGGCAGCATGCGCTGACTGCGTGTTGTATTCCGCGTCAGATTTCCACACACTGCGCAGGTCGGCCATGGCGGCTTCCTTGGTCATCTCAGCGCCGCCCTTTATCAGGTCCGGAGCGACTTCCATGTATTTGCCGAGGAAGAAATCGAACTGCTTTTGCGTCAGGCCCTGGGCGTGGGCATCCTTGCGGAATGCTGCCATGCGCTCACTGTCATCTGGGAAGGCTTCTTTCCACACGTCGGGCACGTTGACGGCGTATTCGTCCGAGGTCTTGGGCGGCACATCGCCGGAGCCGAAGCGCTTTTCAAGGTGCGCATGCGCCTCGCCCATCTTCTTGGCCGAGGCTTCGAGGTCGATGCTGCCGTCGTCCTTCTTCACCTGGAACTTGTCGGGCATGGCCCAGGCTTCGGGCGGAGGTGCAGGCGGTGGATCAGCCGGAGGCGTGCCAGCAGGTGGCGTTGGCGGTGCAGCTGGCGGGCTTGCAGGCGGAGTGTCGCCACCACCAGGTGCGCCCGGCGTTTCCTCCATCAGAACGTGTCTAGGCTTGAGCATCGTTTTCTCCCTCTAGGGGTTGTGCGCCATTGGCGCGGTTTATCTGAGCCACGATGTGCTGAACGACGCCGTGTTCACCCATGCGGTGATAGGTCTTGATGACTGCATCAATGCCGCCCTCAAGCTGGGCGGGTTTAGAAAACAGCTGTATGAGCCTTTCGAGAACGAGCGCCCCGACGGGGTGTTCCTCAAAAATCTGCCTGTACATTTCCGGCGTCACCTCGGGGGGTGTCGTTCCTCTGCGCATCTAAGCTCCTGTTAATGCGCCCATGACTTGGGCACCCTGTGGGTTCTGGCTGACCATTTCGGCCTGTTGCAACTGCTCCTGCTTGGCCTGTTGCTCCTCAGCCGCCGCGTTTCTGGCATCGCGGATCTTCTTGATGTCATCGGGCGAGCGCATGAGCTTGCCGGGCACGCCGAGGAACTGGCCGCGCAGGCGTTCGGCTTCTTCCCAGTCGTAGATATCGCGGTAATTGGGATCGGCCTCCATCTTCAAAGCCATCGAACCCTCCAGCCTGTCCATGGCCTGTACATCCTCCAGCTTCTGGGCGCGCGCCAGTGGGCTGATGTACTTCACATGGAAGGTGCGGTTTGCAAGAGATTCGGGCGGCTGACCCAAGGCACCAGCACGGAAGGCCAGGCCAAAGCAGCGCTCCACAAAGGGCTGCAGGTATTCAGATTGCAAGCGGCCATAGACCGGGCCTAGCAGCTGTCGGATCATGGCGCGGCGGTCGATCACCTCTGTGGCTGTGCGAGTTGGACCGTCAACAGGTGCAAGCTGATCAGCCATGAAACCACGCTTGATCTGGTCCTGCAGCTTGTCTTTTGCTGTGAATGCGACATTGAAATCAGCGCCCGACTTCAGCTCCTTCATGCTTTCGATGCTGTTGGCCATGATGATCTTGCGCGGCCCAACCTTGACGGTTTTGGGGTTCAATACACCATCATCGACAGCCAGCCACATGCCGGAGATGGCCAGGTCAAGCGATGCCTTTTCCATCCTCACAAGGTCGTTCAACTCCAGCATGTCGGGCAGCACATCAAAGGCCGGGCCAACAGCGTAATGGGACTGCGGGATCAGCGTCCAGCGAGGTATGGCGCAGGGGAATTCGTGAAAACCTTGCTCCCTGATCACCCTCTTTGCAGCGACTTCAATGTCGCACGAGGCAAAAGGCAGGTTCTTGGACAGCTTGGCCCCGTCGATAACGTTCTCGCGCGGCTCGATGATGCGCAACAGCTCCACCATCTCATGCGGCTTGTCCCGGGCCAGGTCGCGGGTCTTGTCGCTGACATTCTCCGCACCAAACTCTTTCACAACCTGCTGGGCCGACAGCTTGTAGGGGCGATTGATGCCGTCTACCCGGCCATCCTGCCGCGTGCTGTACAGGTAGCACTCACTGATGGGCCACTGCTCAAAGGCATACCCACCGCCAACCAGCTTGTTGATGTCGGTGAACAGCACAAACCAGCCAGCCGGAACCATGTCCAGGCAGCACTCAAAGCCTGCAGCGTCAAAGTTACCTGCATGGATGTTCTGCCAGATGATGTCTGCCGCGTCATCCAGCCAGCGGCGTTCCTCTGTGGTCTCGTTACCCACATCGAGGCCAAACCATCGAGAGTTGGCAGGCGTCATGCCGGACATCAGGGCGGCGGCCAGCGTGCGGGCTGAATCGGTGCCAGTTGAATCAAGCCGCGCTGCGATCTTGCTGCGTGCGTTGGCACTGTCCACCACCTCACCACTGAAGCCATTTCCACGAACAGGAAACGTCAGGTCGAAGCAGTCGCGCCAGTCCTGCTCATAGGTGCTGCGCTTGGACTTGAGCTGTCCAAAGCGCTTGATGTACTGGTCGGCGTCCATCATGCACCCAGCGTGGTTTTGCCGGTCGTGATGCCTGCGGCCATGGCAGGATCACCAGCAGCCAGCAGACTCGACGCCTTGCGCGCCTTGGTCTTGGCGGCCAGCTGTGCATTGGTGTTCTGTGCGGCCTTGGCGTCGGCTGCGGCCTGCTCGACGGCGGGGTCAACGGCTGCGACAGCGGGTGCTGGAGCTGGGGCCGGCGCTGCATCGGCTTGCTTTTGCCCACCCATCATCCGCGAGAGGCCGAGCCCGACACTTGCTGCAGTCAATATGCTGGTGATGCCGGCCATTACAAATCCTTGATGTGTTGGGTTGAATCTGGGCGGTAGCCATTGCGGCCATACAGGCGGCCCAATGCCGAATCGTCAGCGGCCAGGCTGGTGGCCATCACGATCCGCTTTGCGCTACGATCTCGCGCCAAGATGTCCAAGTCGTGCAGGGCCGCATCAAGTGGGCCGCGCCCGATTCGGATAAAAAACTGTTCGATGAGCCAGACTTCCCGGAAGGCGTACCACGGCGCGCCCATGGAGAAAATCAGCAAATGGCTGTTGTTCAGCACATACGCCTCAAGTCCGGCAATCTCTTGACCATTTGCCAAGGCTTGAGCGACTGCAATCGCGCCCTCTACATCAAGGCGGCCACCCCAATCCTTCCCTTTACCCGCAGACCGGCGCATCACTGCGTCCATGATCTCGGGCGCGCGCTTCATCAGCTCGCCCCGGTGCGGGTATTCGTGGAAAGGAACAGCGGCCACGTTACGCCTTGATGGCGGCCTGTGGTGGCAGGTCGGGGACGACCCAGCCGTCAAGCGTCAGAACGGAACCGGTCAGGCTCTTGGCATCCACTTCATGGGCCTTCATCTTGGCGTAATCGTCGCGGGTCAGTGGGCCTTTGCCTTTTTTGTTGGGCTTGACCTCAACTGGGTCCACTGCAGGGGCGTCAACCACCGGATCGATGGGGTCAACAACAGGATCAGCGCCGGGGACTTGAACGGGACGTGTGGCCATGGGAGGCTCCCAAGATGTGGTTTAGAAGCCCGCATCTTCTAACCGCCTGCCGTTCGGAATCCCGAAAACTAACCCGCGCTCCTTTCCCGATTCCTCACGCTGCCAGTAATCACAGGCACGGCCGGCGCACATTTCTTGCGCCAAAGCGACAGCAACCGTTCGCCATCGGCGTGCTTTGGCTCTACGTTCAGGTTCTTGTAGCCTGCCAGGGTGGACAGCGGCACAGACGCGGAGCTGCTGATAGCCTCCATGGTCATGCCCTTGCAGCTCAGGTCTGTGATGACCCGCCACCAGTCAACCCGCTGCGATACTTCTGATTCAGCCATGGCTTTTCCTTTTATGATGCGGACAAATGCGCGCGCGCGAGGGTGGAGTGGGTTCTAAGCACTCTTCGAACAACATCCCGCGAAACCTGCATCCTCGCGGCGATGGCTCTTTGTGGTATTCCGTCAGCAGCCAGTACCCTGACGCGACGCTCATCTACGTTTACTTTTGGCCGTCCAGCGCCTGGCCTTGCTCCGCCGCGACTCACCCCCGCCTCCCCGGCCTCGAATAGGCAGCAATCCCGGCTTTTCTGCCGATCATGGTGATGGACGGCTTTGTTAAACCGTATTCCTCGGCAAGCAGGTAGCGCTTTTCGCCTTGCTGGATGCGACGGACGATTTCCATGTTGCGGGCTGGGATTGGCTCTGCGTTTAGTGCGGCTCTTGGGTGGGTCATGGCAAAAATCCAATGCGAGGTTTAACGATAGGTTCCACGGCTTTTCCTGTGATTTCCTTGATGACGGCATGCAGGCGTTCAATCGTGTCGTCAGCCTGTTCGGGCGGCAACGGCGAAGCAGCGCCGCTCATGTGCAGCGGGTAGCTGTATTCGTCGCTGTCGGCTTTGTCCATCTTCATCCCTCTGTAGGGGTTATCGTTGTAACTTCACTTCTCATTTTTTTCTCCTATATTTTTTGCACCAGAGACGCTGGCTGCGCCGTATCAAACTATTTCAAACTTTCCGACGAACGGTAGTTGCACGCACGGAATCCGTGCTTATAATACAGTCATGGGCAGCAAACTCGCTACCCACCGCGCCTCGGGATTCAGGGGCTAAGGAATCAAAATGACTGCTCTTCAAAACTTCGAGGCCCTTTCCGCCGAACTCATCCGCTCCGGAGCTACCCCTAAAGCTGCCGCCTTCGCTGAAAAGATCAGCGCTCAAGTTCGCGCCATGGGCGCAGAATGGATCGAAGCGAACGCCCTCAAACTGCATGTAGCGCTCACGCCAGAAATTACACAACCCGGCACTGTCGAGTACACGAACGCTATCGCCCCTGTCTGTGACAACCGCGCTTACTACATCAGCGAATGGCAAGCAGTTTTGATGGGTTTGTAAAATGCCTAACCACCCGAACCGCCGCAAGCACCTCGCGGCTTTTTCGCCCGAAGCCCTGCAAGCTCTTCGCGCAGCGGCTGGCTGGACGCAGGAAGAATGCGC